TCTCATCAATAATTTCCCAATCAGTATAAATACGCCCCTCAACTGTATTCGGTTCTCCTAACCATTTGTGTTTATAAAGAGCCGGTCTTTTAGCTTTATCATCCTCTATTTCCAGTCTTATCGTATCCGGCATTATTCCATATTTCAGAGTTATGTCATAATTTACATTGATTATCAGCGTGTTCGGCCTGCCTTCCATTACCAACCTTTTGTGTATCGGGTCAATTTCTAGTAAGCGGTTATAGGTGTAAATAATCTGGCTTCCTGCTTCACGGACTGTCGGAGTTAATGCTTCTAGTGAACTTTTAGATATTGTCTGAGCTTCTTCTACCCAAGCAATGTTTATACCCTCAATGGATTTTATACTTTGTTCGTTGTTATACAGCCCCCTAAAGATAAAATCTGAACCTGTGATCTTGTTTATTATGCTTTTGTCTGTAATTTCAAAATCATCTAATTCGTATTTCTTTATTAAATCACACAATAGTTGATGAGAACTTTCGGCTATAGAGTTTTGGAACTCTCTAAAACAAGCTACTCGTATCTTTGACATTCTAGCCCTTATCAAAGAAACTCTAGCCACCGTGTGGCTTTTAAGAGAAAAGCGACCCCCGAAAACTGCCGCCTCTCTCCAATCTTTATCAAACAGTCGTTTAAACTCTACCGGTATTTCTATGATTATCTCATTTTTCTTCATTTCCTATAATCTTAACTAAAACTGTTTTGGGTATTAAAACATCTCCGTCTTTTCCGGTTACTTCATTAGGCATTAGACGATTTACAAACTTTTCAGCCCAATAGAGTTTTCTTTCAAAGTTTTTTTTACAATCTTCAAGAATAGCTAATATTAAAGTAGTCTTAAGAGTTTTAATCTTTACTTCAAGCCCGTAGCTTTTTCTGCCTCCGTTTGGATGATTAGGCCGCGCCATAAAACTATTATAAGTTTTATTTAGCTTAATTTAGCACAATCTCTACACAATCTTGTTTATTTCCACAACTGCAGAGTCCCTGTTTCATTCAAGAACTAGCTAAATCCTTTAATGACTAATATTTAAAAAAACACAACCAAAAAATGGCTGTAGTCAACAAGGTTGTCTTGTTTTTGCAAATCATAGTTTTAGTTTGCAATGGTAGTGTAACAGATAAAAAAAATAGGGCAGTATTTATGCCCCAACTATGCCAAATCTTTGCTATATGTAGCCCAAATCTCAAAAAGTTTTTTGCCCTAGATTTGAGTTATTCACAAGGAATATTTAAAATAATAATTGTTGAGCTAAACGCTTTTTAATTATCTCACAATATTCACTTGATATTTCAGAGCCAATATAATTTCTTTTTAAATCCGAAAATTATATCATTTTCATTATATCAAACCATTATTTTATCAAATCTTTCCAGTATAAAACCGTCTTAATTGTAAATCCCATTATCCTTGAAATCTCTGTCGGACTCAAACAAAGCCGAGTAGAATATCGCATAAATCTATACCATTTCCGTTGTCCGTGTAGTTTACAAAATCTTTCCTGTACCTCTTTAATTCGTTGTTCTTCCTCAATAGTACCCATAGTTAGCTAAAATATACTTAAGAGTCATATTCCCGCATTTTATCTGCGCCCGCATCCAGCTACAGACCATAAATACCCCCCAATCTATCAATACCCATTCTTTGAACCAATTTGGCCAGTAAGCGAGTTCTCCGCAAAAAAGGCATCTAACATCCCATAACCTCTCCGGAAAGCAGAAAGGGGAGAAATCTAAACGAATTTGATGACTACAATTTTCACAAACCAATTCCGGCCGATCATCCGCATACTTCTTTTTCCTTGTCTTAACCGGCGCCACTTCCCCACCGGCCTCTTGTAAAATGTCCAATACCGGATCGGCTATTACTTTATCCAAAATCTTCTCGTCTTTCTTCTTTTTCAGGAAAAACACCTTAGTCTTATCCTCTCCGTATTTAACACCCCGCCTGCCACCTTTTGATCTATGAGTACGATGACATCGGGTAGTAAACTTATGAATTGATTTACAAGTAGGCCGGATTGTCATATCCCTACCCAATCATTTAACTTCCCTTTAAGAGACTCCCACCACCTTAAAAAGCGTCTGAAAATGGTGAGAGAGGGCTTATCAAAAGGCTTCTTGGCGTTGGCTCGTAGTTCTTCTTCAAAGTCATTTTCGCGCGGATAATGAGGACAAAAAGTTATGTATGTCCCGTTAAAATCTTCACAAATTGCGGCGTGGCATTTTTCGCAATAGAAATTAGACATATTATTCTTCACTTTCAAATTCTAAAGTTATAACTACATCACCGGCAAAATGCCACACTAAAATCTCAATATCTTCTATGTCATCATATACCCCTAACTTTTCTACTCTACCCTCTCCGTCTTTATTGGTAGCCCACATTATTATTTTTTTCATATATTTAACTATCTAACTTCTCTAAAATTAAAACTCCTAAGCCAAACATTAAAAAATAAATTCCAGCAAGATACTCGTCCCACACCACAACCATCAGTAATGATATAAAAATTTCCATCATTCCTATTACTGTCATAGTTTCGTTTATTTAACTATCTATAATAAAGACTAAACTATTTCTCCCCTCTTATGGGGTTATTTAATATGCCATTTGTGGCTGAAATGTTCTTCGCCAAATGTCTTTTTATAATATTCCGCTTGCTCCGGCAGTTTAATTTTGTCTTTCGTTTCCGCTAGGATTGAGGCGAGCATATCCCTAGCCCCTAGAGAATAGATAAGTTTGTCGTGTTCTTTTGTTTTTTCCATATTGTTTCAGTGGATTAAGAATATTTTAAAATTTCAACTTCCATACTGTCTTCTCCGGCCTTGAATTTCTCCGCCACAATCCGTTTAATCTTGCAGTCATCATCTATCAAGCCGGCTTTGACGATTAAATCCTAATGTATCTCCTCCTCCCCTCCGACCTTTTCGCCTTTTAAAAACCACCGGCAATTTTTTTCATATTGCTTATATGCCGGAGTCTTGAACCGGCGTCCCTGCCACGCCTTATTGACCGTCAAAGGTTTTATTGGTATTTCAATTTTCATCTGAATATTTATTTTGAATTAAAATATTCCATTTCCAACCGTTTCATTCGCGCGCGAAGATTACTCATTATTTTTTCCAAAGATTTTAATTTGCGTTTAATCGTATTCATTTCCCGGCCGGCTGGCGTGCAAAGCCACTCCATCTCAATTTCCTTATTATTTTTTTCCTCATTACGGGCTAAAAAGAATGGCGCGTATTCTTGTTCAAGCTGTCCCATCCGTTCCGAGAAGTGAGAATAACCGGCCGAAGCAAGCTGGAGATAATGGTCTACCATAGCCGGAGTTAAAAAAGATATATCTTTACCGTCCAATAAAGCGGAAATGCTGGCCTGCGCCCGAGTAAACATTTCCAAATTGATAGGCCGGAAAGTAAAAATCTCAATCAATCCTTGTTGAAAGGCCATATCTTCCTCGGTCCGGCGATGGCACTTCCAGCAAAGGCGAACCTTGTTTTTCGGATCGTCCTTTAATTCCGGCGCGAGACTTCTCTTGATGAGATGATGTTCCTCTGTGCCCGGTTCGTTGCCACAATACGCGCACAGGCCTTGGTCTTGTCTAGTCATAGATTTTACCGTCTAGCCACCCAAGTCTTCTCCTAGGTGGCAAATTTTAATAAATTTGACCTCTCTAGCTCTGTTCGTCCTTTCGTTTTTTGATAGGTCTAAGTTGATACATCCGGCCCCAAATCATAACAGCGCAGGTGCCGTCCAGTCCGGCGCAACCCGGATTGGCCACTAGCATTTTGAGTGCCACCCCAATCGCCTCTTCCTTGGTTTTATACCCAGCGTCTTGGTAGTTCATATATTTTAATTATCCCTTAAAATTCTTCTAAAAAACCATCAACTTCTTTCCACTTGGTTGGGTCAAACTTCTTCTGCTTGAATAATCCGTGCCACTTCCCGCCATCTTTAGTTTGTTTGGGACAACAAGCCGAACATAATAACGGCTTGCCCTTGCACTGTTCCACCCAACTGCACATTGACAAGGCAGAATTTTCTATGTTATCGCACTTGGAACAGCGAAAAATTGGCATAT